GTGTCGCCCAATCCAGTCGCTTGTGTTTTTTTCGGTCTTGCCATATCTATATAATTAAATTTTTGTGTTTTTGTTTAAAGTAGTTCAAAATCTCCGTTGATATAGTCCTCCCAATCTTCGCCTACATTGTCTTGTATCTTCTCTTTGCAGTTTTTAATAGTATTAAATATACTGGATAAACTAATCTTAGTTTCAGCTGCCATTTTACGCATAGATGTTTTTTCGTTGCGATATACTTCAAATAACATCTTATCGTACCAATGCCAAGAATCTATTTCCTCTACTATTTTTAGTTCAATGGCATTCTTTGCCACTAACATCTCTGTATTGTTCGACATTTCCATCATATAAAGATTTTCTAAAGATACGTATTTGATACGCTTGGTTTTGTTTACGTGTTGTAAGAAGGTATTTTTTAAAGATAACCACATATAGCCTTTATTGATTTTGCCGTCAGTAAATAGCTTATCTTCGCTGCTCCACTTCAATAGGTTTATGTAAGTCTCCTGAACGATATCTTCAGCAAAAAAGTATTCGCCAAAAGAGTGAACAAATTTAGTCCACTCCTTATGATTATTTACTATTGGTATTATCCAACTCATTTGTCATTAGTCTAATTTTAACAAATATATGACTAATAAGTATAGGTATGTAAGCATTGTTTATAAGTTTAATCGGTTAAACCTTGATTTAATTGTGACTGAGCGTAATTTAACTCTGCTTTTAGTATCGCAATTTGCTCAATTAACCTTTGATTTTCTGTTTGCAATTCATCTATATGCGAATCCAAATACTTCTCAAGTGATTCGTATTCCTTGAATCTATTTTCAAGTGCTTTAAATATATTTCTGTACATAATTTCTTAATAATTCATTTGGTCTAACTTATCATATACTGCGAATGCTATCTTTTCTCTGTGATGCCACATCAATTCTGTGATGTCATCTTTGTGTAGTGTTTCAATTGATTCAATGCGCAACGTTTCAAGTTGCTGTTCATCTAAATCGTATGGTGTTTCAAAATAATATTCGATTTCCAAATCTACTCCTTCTAATTCAATTCTAATTTTTTGACTGCTCATACTTTTTGTTTTAAATTGTTAATAATTTCTACAAATATATATTAATTTTTCGGTTGCAACTATATTATTTTAAAAAGATTCTCTTAAATCAAATTCAAAGCAAAATGATTCATCGTGAATTGCCTTAAATATATCCTCGCATTCAACTTCCTTTAGTACAATATTCATTGCGTCGTCTTCAATTTCGTTTATTATCACGTTTTTTTTAACCGAATCTACAATAATTGTTTTGTGTATTCTAATTCTAGGTCTTGGGCTTATTAATGTTGGCGGCTTTTTAAACTCATGCAAACCAATAATGAATACTGAATCGCCTTTTATTAACCTTACATCAAGTCCACCCTCTCGCATTGTAGAATAATCGTATGGATTTACGCAAGGAAATAAACCATTTCTCGAATATCTGAATGGCTTATATCCTAACGCTATTAAATATTCAATTAATTTCATTTTTTGTCTTGTTTATTAGTTAAAAAACTGGACAAAACTACAGCTATCACTCACAACAGCCGTAGATTTGTTTACAGTAACCTACTTAGTGTAACCTAAAATGGCAAGTCGTCACCTACTTCGTCTGCAATTGTCATCTTTTGACTCGTAGATTGCATTTCAGGTTTAGCCATCGCATCAATTTTCCACACAACAATAGTATTAAACCACTTAACTTCGCCTTGAGGATTAGTCCAACTTCTACCACGTAAATTAAAATGTGCTTCAATTTCTTGCCCTACTTCGATTAAATCAATAAGACTGCATTTATCCTGCTGCAATTCAACCTCAATTTCTTGTGGATAATCTCCAGCTTCTAAAATCACGAATGTTCTTTTACTGAACTTTTCTGTCACTTTAACCGTATCCTTTTTAACGATTACTTTTCCTTTAATTGTACTCATTTTGTTTGTTTTAAATTGTTTTTTCGTTATACTGTTTACACCAATCTTTAAACTTGATTGGATTCATCCCACGTCTATCGCATAGGATTGAAAACTCAGCGTATTGTTGTGCCAAATTGACTTCTATTTCTTTAGCTTGGTTAATAACTGACTGAAGATATTCGCCCATATGTTTTTTATCTATGGTATCTTCAATCCATTCTACTGCTGAATTCATACTATTTGTTTTTAATTCTTTATTCATTGCTATGTAGTCTCTTTCATCCATTGTTTTTAAATGTTTCGTTGTAGTATTGCTCTGATTTAGTTATATAAAAAGAAGCTCCTGTTCCTTTGAATTGTTCATCAACTCTACCATTAGAATAAGCATCTACTATCTGCTGCTTCTCCATTTCTTTGGCTTGGTTGATTATTTCATCAAATTTTGACAATCCAATTGTAAATGATACTTTACCATTTAATGTTTCTCTGTATTTTGAATTAAGTATTAACTCAACTCTTAATAATTCTACTGCTGATTTCATATTATTTTTTTTTAATCATTACCTTTAAAATAATCTTGCAATCCTTTATCTGTTGGGTCAAGATGTAATAAGTACTTCATTTCTAAATAATATCTTTTGTTTGAATCATTAGCAGCCCATCTTTCTTGGTCTTTTTTTCTTAAAAATTCTAAAAAATCTTTATAAAAAAATACTTTTGATTTATCTTCAATCTTTAAAAATATAGTTTCATATTCATATAAAAACGGGTCAATTACTGATACTAAAAAAGTTTCATCCGTTAAATTAGATTCTGTCTTATACCAAAAAAGACCACGTTCATTTTTGTATTCAAAAAAATATTCAGTTGTTGCTTTATTTTGCATTTCTATATTTGTATTTATTGATTGAAAATCTGTTTTATCACCTTTTGCTTGGTTACATTTCCTGCAAGAAGTTCTTAAATTAGATGCGTGATTACTTCCACCTTTTGATATTGGGTGCAAATGGTCGCATTGTAATTCGGCATCCGAACCACTTACTCCACAATATACGCATTTAAATTTATCACGCTTATAAACTTGCATTATTACTGCTGCGCTTGGGTATATTTTTTTAGTTACCATACATTTCATTTAATTTCAACAATGCCATATTCAATTCGTGATTCAATTTATCCGCTTCTTCACGTGCAATTTCAACCCATTCAGCAACTGTTTTAATGTTAGGCTTGGCTTTCGTACCTAAATTAATTTCAGAATGCTTTGTCAATGCTTTATACCACAATGATTTTACCTTTGATTCAGGTCTATAAGATACAAAATACATCGTTTCTAACTTTGGATTAACAGTAAAATAATGCAAAACTTGGTGAATATTGTCGCTTGGTATTTCATTTGCTAATAAAGTCTCGGTATGTTTCTTTGCTCTCGGACATTTAATCTCAAGCATTATCGTATCATCTTCTGATATTCCATCCGGAGACAATCCAAGAATAGGAATGGCAGCGTTCTGAATGAATCCAATCTCTTTAAATGATATGAATAGTTCGTCTGATATTGCTTCTCTTGCATACGGCTCTAATTCAGTGCCTCTAACCATATCAGCAGAACTATATGAATCTTCTAATTCCCAATCCTCTATATGTTGGGAAATCAAATCAATTAGTAGTGTGTCGGATTTAATAAACAATCCTTTCGATGCAGTGCCAGTTATCTTGCCGTGACGCAATTCTAACCAATCCGCAGTACCTTGTATTATATCGTGCTTAATCATAACTGTGCTATTTGTTCTTCTGTTAATATATAATCTGCAATCAATTTATCCTTGTCAAATTTACCGCTTTTAATCGCTTCTAATGCCTTTGTAAATCTTTCTTGGTTAATCGGTTGCTTTTGTTTGATTAGTTGCGTAGGCTTAACTCTAATGCCTCCAACTTGTTTACCCATCATTTTAACTGACTCATCAAAACTTAATTCGATTTGTACTCCAATCCAGTTACCGATGTTTCTTGATTCAGCAGACGTTAATGACTTCTGCAATTTAACAACTGCTGCGATTGTCTTGCGGTTGATTGAATTTACTACCATCGGCTTAACTTCTTCTTCAAATTCAAGAAAATAACCATCTGTTTTGTTGCCTGACACATCTACATTTTTTGCGTAATAAGCATCTTTAATTGTTAAAACGCATTGACCTAATTCATTCACGATTGTTTCAACATCAATGCCAGCAATGTGCGTTGACTTGCGGTAACGCATACAATCGATTTTTCTTTCCTTTTCCATACTTTTTTGTTTTAGTTTATATAATTTAAAGTTGTATTATTTTTATTAGAATTATTTAAAATTCTTAATAAATCAAAATGGTTAAATCCTAATTCAATTGAGCATTGTTTTACTGATTCCCATATTTTATTAGTTTCAAAACATTTTACTTTTTTAGAATTAAAATTGTTTTTTGCTATTTTTTGCTTTGTTGAATCTGAATGTTTATACCCTAATATATTTATCTTATGAATTTGATTTTCTTGTGAAGTTACCCATTCTAAATTTTCCACTTTATTATTACATTTATTTCCGTCAATGTGATTTACTTGTGGTTTGTTTTCAGGATTAGGCAAAAAACAAATAGCTACTAATCTATGTATTCTAAATGATTTTCTTATTTTATTTTTACATAAAATAATAGTTGAGTAATGATTGTAATTTGGCTTAGTTAAAATGGTCTCTTTGTTAAGATTAAAAGATTTAATTCTACCTAAATTACTAACTTGATAATACCCTACATAATTAGGTACATCTTTCCAATTTTCTGTTTGCATTGTTTTACGTTTAAATAATGCGTTTAAAAAAGAATCGAGGAAACCGTAAACGCTTCGGCTTTCAAATAGTTAATTACTTCTATCCTATCCTCGATATGCAAATATACAACAAATATTTCAATTAAACTAATTCTATATAATTTATTTCATTGTTTCGTAAGATTAAACCTAATTTATAAAAACAGTCATCTTTTGCTATCTCAATTGCTTGCTCTTCACTCACTGCAAATGTCTCAATGAAATATGTTTGCTTGTATGTTATTCTATATCGTTTCATAATGTGTTAATTTTACTCGTTAAACTTCTTGTTAATTTATCTACCTTCATTTCTAACTCCATTATCTGAATTTGGTACGGGTCGGCTATTTCTTGTTTATAGATTTTAAGATACTCTTCTTTGCTGATTGACTCAATACCCTCATTATCGTTTTTAAATGCATCTAACTCGCTTAAAAGTGCCTTATTTTGCATTGTAAGTTGTGCATTTACATTCTCTGCCTGTCTTAATATATCTTTAAAGTTTAAAAAGACTTGTTTTATATCGTAAACGTTCCTATCAAATTCCATTGCGGCCAATAAAGATTCACGATTTCCTTGCTTAATTTTTTGCGATATGAATTTATACTTTAATTCGCTCAAGAATGTATCAGATAAATTAATTTTTGTGTCAATGCTTGCGTTCCAATATGCTATTTTTTCCATACTTTTTTATTATTTAATCTGTACACTTTCCACTATTACAACTTGAACCGCCACCAAAAATAAAATCCGTTTGCAAACCTATGTTTTTTATTTCAGAATACCGCATTTCTTTTTTAAATCGTTTCTTGTTATTTTCTTGGTCTGTAAACCATTGCATTTTTAATGGCTCATCAATCCAATTTTTACGCAATTGTTGCACTTGTTTATGAAAACACCCTACACAATTTGAATCATTTGGAAAATTTATTCCACTTTGTAAACTCCATTTGTATATTTGATAATGTTCTACTTTATCTTTAACCAACGGATAGTCTAATTGCCTGTACTTTTCTGTTACCCATTTATTTCTGCCGTTAGAAGAAAATCCGTTATGAAATTTAAAATCTGTATTCTCATAGTTTACTCTGTTTTCCTCATCGTAGCGAATACCTAAACGCATTGAAACAATTTCCTTTATTTCATTTCTGCAATAATCCGCAATCGGTTTTAATTTCATTTCAGATGTGCAAAACCTTGCCATTACATTTGGTAAATATCCACCCGCTTTTTTTATTATCTGCTCAAATGAATCACCGCATAACCAAATTATTTCAGTGCCTAATTTCTGTTCTAAATCTAAAACACATTGAAGCGTTTGGTCTTTTTCAACAGTACCGATAAATTCTTTGCCTATCTTATCTGATATTATTTGAACAAACTTTTTGTCAATGGGAGTTAATTTCCTATCTTCTACAGAAACCAAAGAAAATAAATTATAATCTGCCGGATAATGTACCGCTAAATATGAGGATGTTTTCCCTCCTGATATGCTATTTACTGTTTTCATACTTTTTATTTAAAATGGTACAACTTCTATAATCGAATCTCGGTTAAACAAATCCTCCTTATCAAAATTCTCGTTTACTTTTATTGCACTTTCAACATTTATTTCTTTGTGCTTTATGTTTAAATCTCCACGATTTGAATATATTTCACCTCCAGTAATTGACTTAACGTAATACCGATACGAGCGTAAATTTAAGAAAAATTTATAAACTCCATTTTTACTCGTTCCTTTTGGTTTTGTTTTAGCAATACGGACGTGCAGTTCGTTATCGGTTGCATATTCGCTATTGAAAGTTAGAAAGTTTACGGGCGGTCTCCAAAAGATAAGCATTGACATTCCTTTACGAAACCAAACTTGTCCACCTGCAAAATCTCTTGCAGTCGGCATTGGATAGTAATAGTCGCCATCCTTAATTTTTTCTGCCTTTTGGTCTCTAACATGTGTAATTACACAATGGTGTCTGTTAGTTGCCTTTGCATTTTTACGCACCATTCCTAAAACTCTGCTTAAATATCTGTCTTCTCGCCCTAAATCTACCGGTAAATAATCTTCCTTTAATTCATTCCAAGGGTCTACAGTGGTAGTTTGAATGCTAACGTTATTATCCTTTTCAAACTTATCCACCATCTTGTAAAAGTCATCTATTGTTATATCTGCTTGGTCGTCTACTATGAAAAAATGCTTTTCAACGAATGTTTCAGCTAACAATTTCTCCGATGCACTCATCATATTTGTGTTTTTTACGTATGGTTTACCTACGAATTTGTGCATAATTTCGGAATAAACATCAATATGAGAACCAGTTTCAGGAGAATAGATTACGTGCTTCCATCCATGTAAACAGGATAAGTTAATTAGCATCTCAAACCAAAACTCACTCTTACCTGAAGCCGGTGCGCCTGCCAAATATGTTGTGCTTCCGAGTCGAATTGTGTACGGAAACGCATCCCAATTCCACCCAACGCTCTTACCCATCTCAATTCCATCGGTGTAAAGGTTGTTTAGTTCTTTAGATACATCTGATAGTTTCTTAATCATGGTCGTGAATTGTATATGTTCCTACTATGCCTTTTCGCTCGGTTACTAATTCAGTCCCATACAAATCAATCGTTTTAGGTCTTGAAAAGTATTCTATTGTACAATGCTTGTAATCGTTATCTCTATGAAAAGCATCTTTTTTGCAGTTAAGCATTGCAGTATGTATGTGCGTTTTTGTATAACCTTGCTTAAGTAAAGTTTTATACTTCTTTTTTACCGCATCAGATACTACTGCAAATTTACGTTCAAAGATTTTATTAATTGTTTCAAGTAAAATAGAAAAATCAATATCGCCAACTTTAGTTGGTGTAGGTATATTATGTATAACATTATCATTATCATTAACATTAACAGTTGATTCCGTTGCAACGGATTTAACGTCCGTTGATTCCGTTAGTACGTTGTTCAACGTTTGTTCCTTTTTTAATTTTCTTGATTCTGCACTCTTCTTTCCAGCTATAGACCATTGTTCACGCTTATCTTCATACTTTTCTAAATCACGTTTTAACTGTTTTTTAATTGGAATAAATGCAACCTTAACAAGTGAATCTTCTGTATCAGGATTTTTATCATTCACATACTTTAATATATGTTTAATTAATTTACCTGCAACTTCATCTGTTAATTCATCAAACAATTCTTCATAATCTGCATAAAGAAGAAATCCTTTTTTGTCTTCTGCCATAATTAAAATGTATTAAAAAAGCCAATACCAACAAGGTGCGTGAGAAAACCTTGTGATACTGACTTTAAATTAAAATTTCTTATGAAGTTCTCACGCTTCGAATTGCAAATATAATAAAATTATCCTAATCAAACATATTTAATGATTTTTTATAATTTAATTTTATTTCATCATATTGTTTTTTTTCTATTAAAACCATTTTAATTTCAGGATAATATATTCTCATTCTATTTAATTTTGTTTTGCTTTTAGAATCCATATACCCTTTTACTTCATGGTATTCTATTGAGTCATTATTTAATGTTATTTTAAAATCAGGCTTATAACTTCTTACACCTCTTTTTATTTTTTCAAACCAAAATGTATCTTCTTCAAAAGTCCATTTTTTTATTACATTATTTGATTTTAAAAAGTCCAAATATAAAGCGTAATTCGCTTCCCATAAAGACCTAAAAAAAATATTTGTACCATTAATATTATATTTACCTTGTCTACCTCTTGAATATCCAACTCTCATTTTACCAGTTTTTTGCATATTACTCATTCTATCACTTAATAATTGTCTATATTCTTTTGAATTAAGTTTATTATCTTTATCATTCCACCTTTTTTTTAATCTTTCAGATTGTTTTTCTTTATTAATATCTGAATGTGTCTTACCTAACATTCCTTTTGGATGTTCATTGTTCTTATGCCATTCTTTTGATGCTTTAATTTGTTGTTCTTTTTGCTCAGGTGTCTTTATAATCCAAGAATCTAACTTTCCTTCCTTAGCATATTTCGACATTAATATAGAATGTTCAGGTCTTTTTTTACCTTCTTTAGATTTTGCAGCCCTTAATTGAAATTCTTTAAAAAATTCAGAATCTTTATTTAGAGTTAAATTTAATTTAGCAGCTTTAACTCTAATTGAACCTTCACTTCTTTTCATTTCATATGCGCACCAATTCTTTCCTTTATTAGGATAATTTAATTTTAAAAATTCAATTTCTTCATTAGTCCATTTCATCGTAAATATTTTTTTATTAAATATAATAGTTTTTGTTGGGTTATCAAAATCATTTATATTTAACTTATGAACATCACCCAAGTATTAATTCCTGATTTAACTCAAAATACTCAACATCACTTTCTACCTTATCCAATACCTTCAATTGAATTTCTCGCAATTCTTTAACATTTGCACAATTAATTACCGCATATTCCAACCAACTTAAAGGCTGCTTTTTTTCTCCGAATATAAAACAATCGTTTAACTGGTCTGCAATTTCTTTGGTATACATTAAAAACAATTCGTCTTCCTTAAAATTTTGATATGTTTTGATGTAATGCAATACACTACAATGCTCTTTTCCGCCCAAATAAGAACCTATCTTCTCTAAACTGAATAAAGTATTCTTTCTTAGAAATACTGCTGCGTACATTCGTTTGTATACCATATCTCTTTTACGTGTAATTTCGCAAACTCCGGATGCTTTTATAACGGATAGTGTTTTTTCAATGTCTATTTGTTTCATATTGTTTCTTCTTTAGTAATTTGTTCCCATTGCAAATCTAACCATTGCAAAAATGCTCTTTGTATTTGATTTTGTTGGTCGAATATTTCTATATTTCCAACATCCATAAAATGCTTATCCAATCTTCTTATCGCTTTAATTGTTTCGTTCTGCAATTGCTTTGCTTTAAATCTGAATGGAAAGTCCTCCAGTTTATCAGCGCACGTTGGTAAGATAGATGTAATTGATGTTAAGTAAAATTCTTCTTTTGTCATAGCTTTTCAATTTCTTGTTTAACTTCTTGCCAAAACTCAGTACCTCTATCCGCTCCCATATAACCCAACACTTCATCACACGCAATCAATGCGCATTGTTTACCCGCTATCCATCTTCTGTCTGTTTCATATGTTTGTTTTCTTATACAAACAAGCTCATTATCATTTATTATTTTATTGTATTTTCCATACAATTCTACCGCTTTCTCTTTTGCTGTCATTCTATATTCTTTTACGTATAAATTATTTGATATCAACGATATTATATTCTTTTAAATATAATTCTATCACTCTAACTGTCTTCTGCAAGTCTTCCTGAAATTGTCCTTTCTTGCGGCATCTTACAATCCGTTTAATTATGTCAAATTCATACGCATTTAATTCGTGTTGTTCTGCAAATAGATACAAACTACCATTTGAATTATTATAGTGAGTATCTTTATTTTCTTTGTACCCATCCTTTAAACTCATGTAGCTTTCAGCTCTTTGTTTTGCTTCTAATTTATTATACATTTCTTCTATTTGTTTTGCTGATGTTCTAAAATCTTTCATTAATCTAAGTTTAAATTGTAGTCACTTAATATATCTCTAATAGATTCCCTTATCGATTCTGCAATTGCTATTTCTTGTTCATTTGCAAGATTTCCAGTCAAAAGAAAACTCGTACCATACTTGGTTGTGTTCCTTAGCAGTTGGTCTAATTTCCACATTGCATCTTTCCACTTGTGACCATCCAATGCTACTTGAATTTCGGACTCTTCTTCGTTTCCGTCAAATTCTAATGTTACTTTCATTTCTTTTCTTTTTTAACTTCCCAATACATATTACATTTACCATCTTTAACTATTGCCTTCATCCAACTTTGCCAATACTCACTTGATGGAGCAGTAAATCTGTAGCAAGATTCTTTCACTTTGCAATCTTTACCTGTGCATTTTGCTATATCCGCCATTATATTAGCTATTTTTAAATATTTGTACTTGTTTTAGCTAACATATTAGTCGCACTTAAACCATACCACTCATCCACTCCATTCAACGACATTTGCTTCTTACCATTCGGGTATATCGTTTTTGCTATTTTAAGCCGTTCTAATGGTATAAATGTGTTTTCTAATGTACTTGGTTTTACATCCTTGTTTAACCATGCTGTAATTGCTTTTAAATTCATGTTGTTTTTTTTTAAAATGAATCCTACAGCTAAAAAAAATATTAAAAAATACTTCTATAAGCCTTGTATTCATTGATTAAATTGATTTATTTATTAATCGATTCGCAAAAGGGATTAATACCCTTTTACGCTTACATTTATATTTCTTGTTTGTATTTTATTATTTGAATTGCAAAACCAAACTTTATAAGAAAATAAAGTTTTACCTTCTTTAATTGTTTCAACGTTAGTGCGTTCTCCTAAAGTAACCTCTAATAAATTAGCTTTGATTGTCATTAGTTGATATGCCTTGTCTTGAGTTGTCATAATTTCTATTTTTAAATTTTCTGTGCCTTATTGACCTTACAAAGATATGTATAATGTTTATATCTACAATACTTTTAAACAAATTATTTTCATTTATTTTCACTTTATCAATGTTTACAAGGGTTATAGACGCAAAAAAAATACCTGCTAAATTAATAACAGGTACTTTGGAGGGTAAAAAGTATGAAAAATTACCTCCGTTATTTAGAATAAATGCGTTAACCTGGCAACCTGCCCATTGTATTTTGAATGAATATAACCTTCAACAGCTTTAAGGCCCCCGCAGAAACCATTTCTGTGATGCCATGAATCAGTACCCGAAGGTGATCGCAAACTTTCTATTGTTATACCTGGATAATCTTTTCCATTTTTATGATGTACGTGATGTGTGTAAACGTATCTATGCTTAGTATTTGCCCACAATATAGAATATTCCGTAGCATATAGCAATGGCAATGCTTCTAATTTTGCACCGTCACCATGTGTGGTCCCGATAAAGTTGTCAAAGTATTGGAATGCTTTGCGATGTTTTAAGTCTACGTTGAATTTAACATCATGCGTATTGTTAAAATGCGCTTCAATCAATTGCATTAAAAAGAAACCATGCGTATAATCGTGATTTGATGGATTATAAACAACTTCTACTTCAGCAATCGGAATAAGCATCTCTAATAGTTCAATATACAATTGTTTTGCAGTTAAAAAATTGTCGTACCACATCCCATCCGTATCTTGTGGTGTTCCGCTTGTTGTTTGTCTTTTAGTATTGTCTGTGTGCAAAATATCGTTGCCAGCAACAAATAGAATTTTATCAATTGAATAGCCTTTACTCTTTTGAATAATACCAACAAGCCCTTCCTTTGCTCGCTTAACTGCTATTTGACAATTATAATCTTCGCCCGTCTCAAATGCACTAGCAAGTTTTCCGATATGCAAATCTGCAATATCAATAACTAATAGATTAGATTCTAAATCTACAATGCGCTCAATTGTTCTATATTTTGGAGCATGTTTTTTTACTGCTTCAATCGTTGCATTTTTGATTACTTCGAAACCTTGCTCAGATTCTGTTTTAAAGTTTGGATTCTTAAAGAACAAGGATGCCTTATCTGTTTTAAGCCAACCATGCTTAACATCTTCATCGTTAACATCGGCCTCATCCGTTGCTATTTTAATTCCTCTATATTGATTAATCAATTCAATCTCAGAATCATTTAACCTCAATCTTTTATGCGAGCTTATACCTTTCTTTCTATTGTTGTTCATACTTTATTTATTAAGTGAATTATTTTGTCTCAAATGTTGCTTGAATTTGCGACATATTAAAATTCCTTTAAGATTACAACTGATAAACTACGCTTATCCATAAATTTCAACCAATCCAAAAACTGCTTTTCATTATTCCTAACTAAACAAGCCGTAGACCAACCACCAATAACTGTACTTGCTGCACCTGCTCTGTGGCAATTTGCGCCTATTATATCTATATATTCTTTACCGATTTCCTCTGCTGAATTATCCTTGTCGTTATCTCTAAAATACGGAAATCCTTTCGCTTGTCTATATGCCGGTTTTCCTTTATGCAATCCGTAAGAATGTGAATTATAAACTATCCAATCTGATTTCAATACTGCGCAACCAAGCCCGTTATATTCTGCAAATTTTTTTAATCCAACTGCTCCGGCATTAGATGTTCCTGAACAAACCATTTTAAATTTAGGTTCTTGTGCAGGAAAGCAATCGAATGAATATACTTTATCATCGAATCTATCAAACTCATCTTCGTCTGACCTTACCCATACATCTAAAACTCCGCTTTTAGGAAATCCTTTAAAGTTAGGTAGATTTGCAACCCTCGCAAGTAGCTGTAAATCGGTATATTCTCTTACATTCGCCATACATTTTTGTTGTTATTTAAATATTTTATAACCTAAAAATACTAAAACAATTCCACATATAACCATTAAATTCCAATTAACACCTTTCTCGTTTTTCTTTTGCCTTAAATCTACCTTATACTTTACCTTTGTTTTGTAACGTAATAACTCTATTGTGTCCCTTACTTTGCGCCATTCTATTTTGGTTTCATAGCGAGTTTTAGGAATATAAACCGAATTAGTTTGTACAATTGTATCATATTTCGTTATATAATACGTTTTTTCTCCATTGATAATAACAGAATCTATCTTATTTATAGTGATAGTATCATTTACTAATGTGCATTTAAAGCCTTTCTGAGTTGCTTTCTTGTAATGATATGAAGCAGTGCATCCTGAAAGTAAGAACATAGCGTACATAGACACTAATAGCGTAAAACACCACGTTAGAAATTGTATGTAATTAAACCGCATTCTTGTCTATTTTTTTATTATATACATTTAAGCCTATTGCTGTGCCAGAATACGCAAGAAATCCCCAAAATACAAACTCCTTAACTTCAAACGCTATCCAAAACATAGGAATAAAAGCGTAAATTACTGCAAAGTGAAAAGAAATAAATGCAGCAATTCGCTTAAGTTCAAATTTTCCTTTAGGCTTTAATGTATCGTTTACGATTTGCATACTTGTATTTTTTATCTTGTAAAATAGCGAAGTGTTGGATTGGTGTTTCA